TTCCTGACTTTTCGCGTTTCCCAATACACCAGATTCAACAAGTGCCTTAATTGCAATTTCAGCCAATCCATCTAAAGTGCTATTATCTTCGACCATGCTTTTATGTATCCATAAACCAACAATTTCAAGTGTTAGTCCTCTATTTTCATGTTTTAATCCACCCCAAAACAAAAGCCTTATCATGTTAAACCCTGCGTGTTCTCCTAGTAAATCAGTAATACTCATTCCTGACTTTGTTTCAATGTCACATACATCATTAAATTGAAATCTTAATTCTCTTTCTTTATTGCCTAATAAAATTGAAATCATTTTAAAATCCTCCTGATAAAATAATAACTACTATACCCAATAAAATAATGAATATAGTAGTTATATGAATTATTATTTTAAATTACAATTACACCACTGTTAAAACTGGTTGACCTGTTATTTTAATTGTTGCTGAAAATCCAACTTTATCATCGTGAGGATCTTCAACTTCAAGTCCTGTAAGCATTCCATTACAAGCAAATATAGTATTAGAAGGTGATGTTGGTACTGTTACAGTTATAGATTGCAATGAAGTTGTAGCCATTGCACCATAAACAACCGCATAATCTGTATAATTAAAATTGCCTTCAATTGCGACTTCACCAGCATCAATCAAACCTTTTACAAATTCCCTAAATCTAGTTGAACTATTGTGAGTAGTAACATCAATAGTATCTGCACTCAAACCGGGTGCTGTAATACTTGTTAACTCACTAACTGTTGTCGCTCCAACTGAAAATTCTCCACCATTTCCAAAATATCCGCTCATACCAAATGCACAACTTATGCATGATAATATCAACTTACTTAATCTTTTAAAAAATCTAGTCATAATAGAATCTTCCCCCTTGTTTTTTAATACGTAATATCAGTGCTAGAATGACATATGATTCTATATCTAGCCTGAATAATACGTTTGTTTTTTTCTCTCAAAGCCGTACCATTTTCATAGTAGCAAATAAGCATATTGAAACTATCTAAATCAAACTTTTTCATATTTAATAGAGCATTAAGTCTTATCAAAATTTTATTTGCTGTATAATTTCCTAAACCATAGGGTTTAGTAAAAATATTTAATGTTTGAGTGACACTATAACCTAACCTTTTATGCCTATTATCAGGAATCTCGGTTGGTTCATTAAATACAATGTATGGGTAATTTTCATCCGTTGGCGGTTCATCATAAATTTTTGATGATACTAAAGTCGTTAATATAACATCAGCCATCATAACGTCATATATAGATTTTTGGACTTCCCACATAGCTGACATAAAAAAATCACCCCCTTAGAGTGAGCTCAACGCACTAGTTAATCTTTCTTTTAATCCATTCCTGTTTTTTTCCATTGCCGGGACCAAATACGGATCAAGCACTTCGATTTTATGAGCATATTTAACATTAGAACCAACGTGTACATCCAACTCTTTTTTAGGTTTCCGACTTAATGGTGTAGGTGATGTTGGGCCACCTTGATATTCAACATGAATTGAACTTCTCAAATTACCAGTTATTACATGATGATTTACCGTTAAATTCATTTTTGCATCCGTTTCAGTATCTAACCCCGTTTGTATTAATTCACGCTTCATTATTTCTTTTGCTTTTATTTTTACTGCTTCAATTCCAGCTATTGCAGATAAAGCATTAACACTAACTCTTATATTCAATTAAATAACCTCCTCACTACATTGCAAATAAACAACACGCCCTCTTGCTGTTGGATCCTGTACTAATTCAATGTGGAGGATTACAGAACCAAAATGTAATCTATTTTTATTTGTTATATTAGAATTTTTTCTCATAACAACTTGCCATGTACTTAATTGTTGCCTTTTTAAATATTCGTTGCTTTCACTAGATCCAACTCTTACTCTTTGACAATTTGCCCATTCAGCACTTACACTTACCCAACTTGTAGAATATGCACCGCCTGTAAATGTAGTTCTGCTTTCGGTCATTAATGAAACTCTATGTGGTAATCTAGTCAACATCTGAATCACTCCTCGGAATAACAAAATTGACTGTTATATTATCAACACTTATGGTTTTATTGTGTTTTATAACTATTTCCGAATATCTATCAAGGTAATTTATAATCAACTTTCTTATTTCATCTCTATCTTCTTTTGTATTATTTATTGAAGCCATTAAAACCACCACCAAACATCATCTTGATACACATATAAGGATATATATATAACCATTCAAACCAATTTAATTCATATATATCTCTTAATACCCTGAATACTAAAATAGGAATACCCCATTTTTTCATCACTATTGTACAATCAATTTTATTAGTCGATTTGTTATGTATCATTTTTTTCATTTCAAAATATTTAGGTAATTTAGCCATTATAAGACCTTCTGTCATAAACCTGAATAATAGAATCTATATCTTTCATTGAAAAACCTAATGAACCAATTAAAGCAGATGCTTGTTTTAATGTTTCTTGCAATTCTTTTATATCCATTATAAAAACCTCATAATTCCAAATCGTCGTCAACGACGGTTTTAATTTAAATTAATCCTTCGCCAGAATGTAAAGGCATTACAAGTGCTTTAATAGAAGATGGTAATAAATTAAAATCATAATTAACAGACCATTCACCTTCACCAATTTGAGTAACATATTCTTCGCGCTGCTCATACATCCATGCTAATGTTCTTAAGATAGCTGTTTTTAACATACCATGTCGCGGATCACTACTCGATGTATAATTAGATGCTGTAAATAATGAAGTTTCAAATGTTATCTCGTAACCGTCAGAATCTCTACCATATGGGAAATATCCATCAACATTAACTAAAAGGTTTGGTGATACTTTTCTAAAATAAGTGCTATAAGTTATATTAGTTGCCGTTACCGTGTCAAAACTCTCATAATAGCTAACTGTCGGAATGCCCTGAATTGGTTGTCTTAATAATTTTATCTTTTCAACGCCACCTGTTTGTTTTTGTTTCCAAACTTGAGGGCAAATTGATATTCCACCAGCTCCATTCTCTATCATACCTACACAAGCTCTTTTCATTGCATCAACTAAATCATCATCAAAACTTTCATCGCCAATTTTTAAATAATTTTTGGCTTCTTCTGTTGACACGATACTTAATGTGGGTGCTGTAACTAATTCAAGATGTATATTCTGATATATATAATTAGATCCTGATAAATTACTCATTACGCCACCCCACTTGAATATTCAATATTTACATTTTGTCTACTTACAACTACGACACTATCTACAACCGATTCAACTTCGACTGTTAAAAATCCATTTCTATCAGGTATAACAAAAAAAGCTTCATATGTTCCTAAAGAAACTTTTGCCGATGCCGTAACTAAAGAAGTTGTAATTAAAATTTTATTATTATCATAAACTGATAATGTAACACTAGTAGGATCGGTTGCTACTCCGTCCCAATCCGTAAAATCACATCTAACTTTTGCAGTATTACCTATAACCGCCATTTCATCACCCCTTAACTAACAATTATCTTATTAGGATGTTCAACAATAGACATATTGCACTCATGCCCTGTAATCGTAATTTTTACACCTTTTTTACGACTTACATCATAATGTATATAACTTACACTACTATTTACAGAAACATTACTTATAATTTCCTTTGGTCTATATACTTCGTTTTCTGCATTTGTTTCAATATTTGATGTGATTATTTTTAATACTTCTTTTATTAAAATACCATAAATATCATTATTAGATGTTAATGTTTTTGATATTTCTTTTATTACAACATCTGAAACAATAAGATTAGATGTTATTGTTTTTAATACTTCTTTTATTAAAGAACTTGAAACATCAATATTAGATGTTAATATTTTAAATGTTTCTTTTATTACAACATCTGAAACATTAACATTAGATATGATTGTTTTTAGCGTTTCTTTTATTACTTCACCCGAAACATCAGTATTAGATGCTAATGTTTTAGATATATTATTATTATTATCACTATAAATATAAATGCTACTAACAAGTGTTTTTAATACTTCTTTATGATTTTCACTTGATATATTGACATTTGCAATAATGTTTTTATATATATGCTTACTTACATTACTTGATACATCAATATTAGATGTTAAACTTTTATCAAAATCTCCAGTATCAGCTACAATTGTAAAATTACTTGATACATCAATATTTGATAAAATATTTTTGAATACATCTTTGTATATATCACTATCAATATCAATATTAGATGTAATATTTTTTGATACTTCTTTTGATATATTACTCGATATATAAATATTTGATAAAATGTTTTTAAATATATTTTTGTATATGTAACTATCAATATTAATATCAGATATTATGTTTTTAGAAATATCTTTTGTTATATTACTATTAATTTCAATGTTTGATACAATATTTTTGAATACATCTTTGTATATATCACTATCAATATCAATATTAGATGTAATAT